TTGTTGCCAATGCTCCTACATCTGGAACATATTCAGAAGCAAATCACACAGTAAACGCAACTGCTACATCTGCCGACAATGCTTATTCTGAATTTCTTAAGGTTCAGGAGATTCTTGACGATGATAAAGCACCTGTTGGTGGTAGAGTTTGCGCAGTAACACCAGCATTCTACAACTACATTAAGCTTTCTGATTCATTCACAAAGTCAGGCGATTTGGCAACACAGATTGCTATTAACGGACAGGTTGGTGAGATTGACGGTGTAGCTATCGTTAAGATGCCTACATCTTACTTCCCAACAAACGTAGATTTCGTTATCACAAATAGCGCAGTAATGCCTTCACCAATCAAGATCTATGAGCTTAAGATTCATGATGATGCACCTGGTATTTCAGGTTCACTTGTTGAAGCTAGATTCTACTATGATGCATTCGTTCTTGGTAAGAAAGCTGATGCAATTGGTGTTCATACAACAATTGCTAGCTGATGATAGGCTTAGAAAGGGGAAAGGATGTTTAAAGTTGAAAAAGACGGTTATGTAATGGCGGTCAAAGACGGTAATCAGCTTACGGCATTCCTTAACAATGGTTGGAAAGAGGTTTCTGTTAAGGCAGAGACCTCTTCTAAGTCTACCGAAGAAGTTAAGGAAGATGGCAAGCATACACGCAAAGAAATAATGTTCATGAAAACAGAAGATTTGCAGAAACTAGGTGCTGAACTTGAAATAGATGATGCATCTGAAAAGACTGCAAAGGAGCTGAAAACGCTTATCTGTGAGAAACTTGGACTTTAAGGGGTAATCTGATATGACACTTGATGAGATGCAAACTGCGATTGTAGCTGACCTCACAACAGAACTGAATACAGATGCAACATTCAACGCTGATATCTTGAATATCAAGGTAGCAAGTGCGATACGTTCCGTTAAGATGGCAAGGCATTATCCATCAAGTTACACAGATGATAGAATTGCTACCGATATGGAGCAGTATTATGACATAATCGAGAAAGTTTCACTTGCTAGGTATAACAGAGTTGGTGCTGACGATGAAACATCACATAGTGAAAATGGTGTGACTAGAGCATACCGAGACGAAGAGAGCTTACTAAACGGTGTTATACCACTTGCAAGGTGCTTATAAGAAGTAGTTTGTGCATGAGATATATTCTCGTAGGGAAAAAGGCACTAATTGGCGGTGGGTTGTGCTAACACTCTTATAAGGGAGATTAAAAGTATGTCATTTACGCCAAGTCAGATATGGGCTTTTGTAATTGCATTAATCGGTCTATCCCTTACCATCCTGAATGTTATTGATAAGATAAATTTGTTCATCCAGAGGGCACAGAAACCAAAAGAAGAACAGAGCAAACGAATTGATAACCTCGAAAGTGAGGTAAAAGACTTGAAAAGATACGTGAGCACCGACGGGGATAGAATTAAAGAGCTTGAACAAGGGAATAAAGTAATGCTTCATTCTATGAGTGCATTACTAAGTCATGGTATTCATGGAAACAATGTTGAAGAAATGACAAAAGCTAAAGAAGAACTTGACAGGTATCTAATCGAGAGATAGAAGAAATGAAAAAAATAAAACTTACTAAGGCGAGAACACTAACGTTATACGTAGTGTTCTCTTTTTTAATGCTAATTGTATACACGATAGTCGAATTTATCGTATCAAGCATAACGGGGATATCGCACGATACCCTTACAACTTGTTTTTTTGCGGCGTTCGGGGGAGAGGTTTTAAGTTGTGCGCTTCTTAAAGTAATCAAGATAAAAAAAGGAGACGTAGAATAATGACGCTTGAATTATTTATTTTTCTAGTAACAGTTGGTGCAACACTTTCTAGCGGTGCAACACAGGTAGTTAAGAACATCTTGGATGAAGTAAAGGTAACATATAGTTCTAATATCGTTGCTATTGGTGTAGCAGTGGTAATAGGTCTTGTTGGTGCTTTTGTAGGATATACACTTCTTGACGTTGATATCACAGTTAAGAACGTTATCTATGCTTTTCTTGTATCTGGATGCGTTGGTGGATGCTCAACTTTTGGTTATGACAAGGTTGTACAGACAATTAAACAGATCAGTGGGGGTGTTTCATGAGTTATACTGCAACAACATTCCTTGCTAAGTTCAAGGCATACGCAATCGCTGATATGAAGTCCAGCGGTATTCTTGCAAGTCTTACAGGCGCACAAGGCTTTATTGAATCAAACAAGGGTAATAGTGGACTTACAACTAAAGCAAACAACCTTTTCGGTATCAAGGGTTCTTACAACGGACAGTCTGTGACAATGGAAACAACAGAATATGTCAATGGTGTTGCTACTAAAGTTAATGCGGCTTTTAGGAAATATCCATCTTGGCAAGAATCTGTTAATGACCATTCTGCGCTATTTAACAGACTTTCTAGGTACTCTAATCTTAGGGGCGAACAGGACTTCAAACAGGCTTGCATAAATGTCAGAAAAGACGGATATGCAACATCACCAACATATACAACAACACTTCACAATACTATAAAGACATACAAGTTATACTTATGGGATTATGAGGTTGTTAAAGACTACACATATGACAAGTTAGATACTGTTAAAAGTGGTTCTTATGGTGGCACTGTATATCTATTACAGACACTTCTTGGAATATCAGCCGATGCAATAGCGGGTACAAAAACAGTTCAAGCTATAAAGGACTTCCAGACAAAGAACGGACTCACAGTTGATGGTATCTGCGGTCAGAAAACATGGAAAGCACTTAAGGGATAAACTATGCGTGACTTAGAGAAGAATAAGACAACTTTATATTATGCGCTTTATGAGAATGTGACAGAAGATGTATACGAAACCGACAAAAACGGAAATGTTATATACGATGATGATGGAGACCCTATTGTTATCGGTTCTGTTAATAAGCTATATGGTGATTTAGTTGATTTTAGCGGTAATATTGCGTTTTCGGGCGGTGAAGTAGAAGCTAAAGCCTATGGTGTTAGCGTTACTGATTATGATTCAAAACTTGTCATGCCTAAAGGCGCTATTCCTATTACCGAAACAAGTCTTATCTTCGAGAATGCAGTTGATAGCGTAAGTGAAAAAACTGCGGATTTCCATGTTATTAAAGTCCAACCTAGCCTAAATCAAGATGTATTCTTACTTAAGAGGATTACGAAATGAAGAATCTCAAAGTGGAACTGTCAACCAAAGGCATAAATGAAATAATTGATTTTTTGGAAAATTACAGAAATGAATTAGACCATAAATGCGAAGTCTTTTGTCAAAAACTTTGTGAACTAGGGATTGAGGTTATAGATGCACGCATTGTTGGTAAGGGCGATAGTGATACATCTCACGAAACAGAGATAACAATAGGCAAGGATGGCACATATACTAATGCACGACTTAGGTTAAGCGGTGAAGATATTCTTTTTATCGAGTTTGGAGCGGGCGTACATTACAATGGTGCGGCTGGAACATCACCTAACCCTAAAGGTAGTGAACTAGGCTACACAATAGGTTCTTATGGAAAAGGACATGGTACACAAGAATTTTGGTACTACAAAGATGATAGCGGTAACTACGTTAGGTCTTATGGTACACAAGCAACCATGCCAATGTACAGTGCATCAATAGAAATGATTAAACAAATGAAGTCTGTAGCGAAAGAGGTATTCAATGGCTAATAACTACGGTGACGAATGGTATTCTTACATAGAATCAAGGGTACTAAGCAAAGTTAAAAAAAATATAAGTTACGAATGTACATTCACAACAGAATCTATGAATGTTACCGATACATCTTTTCCTTGTGTCTACTTACATGAACTTGAGAATCCCGAACTTGGAACTACCATTGATGGACAATCTGTTAATGGTGTTCTTTGTAGCATACAAGTAGATGTTTTCGCCACTACAAAGAATGAAGCAAAGCAGATTTCAAGGCTTGTAACAGAACAGATGAAAGCTATGAGATTTCAAGCCATTGGATTGCCTTACTATGCTATGGATGATACAGACGTACATCATGGAGTTATGCGTTATCGCCGTGTTATCGGTGCTGACGATAGCTTGTAAACGTTGCCAAATGCGGAAATAAGCGCATATGACAATAGATATAATAGGTAACAGATAAAGTTGACTGCTTATGCGGTCTTTTTTTATTGCTTTTAAAACGAAAGGAGACTTAAAAAAATGAGTACTTATACAAGTGGTATTTCATCACTCGGTGTAGAACTTGGCTATGGTGCATACACAGACAACGCTACACTTCCTTCAACTCTTACTGCACTTGGTAGAATCAATTCTATTGGCGGTATCGAACTGTCAACAGAGAATATTGATAGCAGCTCACTAGTTGATAAAATTACTCAGTATATTTCAGGTAGAGCTGACACAGGTGGAGAATGGACCGTAACAATCAACCTCACAAATGAAACACTTGCAGAATGGGAAGGACTTCAGGGTTCAACTAAATTCTTTGAAGTTTATCATCCATCACTTACTAAGGGTATCTGGGTTGTTGCAACAGTACCATCAAAGCTTGGACTTCCAGAGATCGGTCAGAATGAACTTCTGACATATGAGATTTCACTTACACTGAACTTCTACTATGGTTATGCAACAGCCGTTTCAGTAGAATCAGAGTGATTGTAACTTTTGGTTATGTAAAGGTAGGGGCGGATTTCGGTCTGCCCCTTTCCCTATAATATAGGGTGGGAAAGGAAAAAATAAACATGGAACTTACAGTTAGAGATAAAACATATAAGATTGAATTTACAGTTGAAGCGTCACTATGTGATGAATGTGTTGAAAAGACAACAAGCCTTATGGTAGATATCGGTAAGGCACAGAACGAAAACGATATTGAGGAACTTATCAAGTCAATTACAAACGTTCCTAAAACTGCACTTGCAATGCTTTATGGTGGACTACAGGAACACCACGGTATAGATGCTGACGGAACAGTTACATCTATTGCAGATGCAAAACAGATTTGCAAAGATTACTTTGCTGATAATAAAGATGATGAAAACGCTAACTTCTATGGTATCTTGACAATGTGTCTTGAACAGATGGGTAATGACGGTTTTTTCAAACAGATAGGCATAGATCAGATGATGAATGCCGAAAAGCCGAAGAAGAAAGTTGTACCAAGAGACCATCTAAAGAAACAGAAGAAAGAAGTTATCGAGAACTAATATATGACAATTGGCTACCACATTACTTAGCTATTGGAGTACCAATTAATGACTTTTGGCACAGTACGCCACGAGAGTTAAAAGCCTTTGAAAAAGCCTATACAATGCGTATGGAAGAAAGAGACACAGAGATGTGGTTGCAAGGTGCTTACATACATGAAGCTATGACGGTAGTTATGGCGAATATGTTCAGTAAAAAGGGTGCAAAAAAGCATAAGTATCGTGATATGCCATACTACAAACAAAAACGTGAAGAAGATATCGCTAAAGGACTTATCGAACTGTCAGAGGAAGAAAAAGCCGAAAGAGTTCGTAAAATCTTTAGGCAGATTGATTCTCAGATGTCCGTTGTGGCACAGAAACGTAGAGATAGGTAGGATTTATAGTCCTATCTATCTATTTTTTTGCCCCTTGATACAGGTAATTCAACAAATTACAAATAGATATCCTAATAGAAAGGGGGTACATAATGGCAGAACATAGCATAGATTCGTTAAGTATAGAAATTACTGCGAGTGCTAGAGGTGCTAACAATGCGATAGATGCTCTTGTTAAGAAACTTGGTAGTCTCAATTCTGCTTTGAACAACTACAATGGTAATTCACAGTATGTTCAAGGTTTCAAGAATATAGCAAGTGGCATTGAGGGCATATCCGATGCAGTAAATTCTATTGACGAGCAAAAGCTAAAAACCATGTCTAAGACGTTAAAAACGTTGTCTAATTTGTCTGGGATTAATCTAGGTAAGTCTAGTAATGGTTCAACACAAAAGTACAACAAGAATGTCGAAGATATGACTAACCAGATGGCAAAGTTATATAACATGGATGATAAGGCTGGTGAAAGTGAACTAG